GTATCGTTCAACGTGATATACGCCGATGGCGTCGTGACGAGTGTCCACGTCGCCGCGGTGCTGTCCGTCGCGCGCATAATCAACTGATTGTCGGTTGGGGCCGACTTCGCCGCGACCGAGATGACGGCGGTCGGCGTCGAGATCACACCAATCCACTGCTTCGCCGAGGCCGCGGCGACCGCGACCCATGTCGTCCCATCGACCGAGGTCATGACGCGATTGACGCCAGTCGTCGCGACCGCCACAAAGCGCGCGGTTCGAGCATCCCAACAGACGTCGCTCCAGTTATTCGTTTCCGGCAGTGTGCCGGCAGCGCTCCATGTAATGCCGTCATCCGAGAAACCCGCGACCGCGGCGCCAACAATGACAGCGCGGTCAAGGTCCGGCGAGTATGCCACCGCGCGCCAAATCGAAGCACTCGGAGACGTGCGATAGGTGAACGTAACGAGGTCTTCCGTCGTGAGGATGCGGTCATTGCCGGCGGTGCGCGTGCCGCACATCAGGAACATGCCCGCGGAGCCGAACCCTGACGCCCAGCAATGTCCGAAGCAATTCCAACCCGCAGCGGTCGGCGTCGTGACTTCAGAGAACGTCAGCGCCATCTACGACCCTACGCGCACATCGAGAAACGCATCGACCAGACGCCACGGAATCGGATCGCTCCCGCTCAATTCAAACACCCAATCGCGCCCGAGCCCAAACTGCCACCAGTCCGCTTGCGTCGAGAACGCGCCGACGCGCCCGAACGTCACCGAGCGCGAGACGCCCCACGTCTCACCGCCGTTCGACGACGCCTGGAGCGCCACTTGCGGATTCGACCCTTGCCCAGACGGCAGGCCGAGCCCGACTTCCCCGAGCAGCGAGACGCGGTCAATCACCATGCGCTGATGCAACTGCGAGACATGCGGTGCCCGGCGCAGCCAGCGATGCCCGCGGCCCTGCGTATCGGTCAGGAACTCCTTGCTCATCTGGTAAATCACGCCCGTGGTCGGTGAGCCTGTCAGGTGCATCCCGTTGGCGTAGACATGGCCGATAATCGGCTGCGCGTCGTAGCTCCAGCCGTTCCACTCGCCGCGCTCGTGCCAGAATCCAGTCGTGGCGTCAAAGACCCACGTCGCGCCCTGCGTCACCGTCTCGCCGTAGGTGCTTACGCCAGGAAAGGTCAGCACGTAGAAGCTATGGCCGCGCTCCTCGTAGACAAACGCCCGCGCCGTATCGAGCGGCCCGTAACCGGCGATGGCGGTTTCGACCGCGTGCGTCGAGATGCGCGTCGGCGTGTAGCCCTGCGACCAATAGACGATGCCGCTGCCATTCGAGCTCTGCCCGAGCCAGATAGGCGCCCCTTTCAGCACGCACGCCGAGTCCGGCGCGGCAATCCCCTCCGTAATGAACACGGACGCATTCGGCACAAACGGCGTCGCCGCGTCGCCGCTGTTGTAATAGACGCTCGTCGTCTGCGACCCGAACAGCCACATTTCTTTCCCGGCCTGATGCACGAGCAGCGCAATCCACTTGTCCGGCGCATCGCTGCGCTGATTCACGTCCAGCGGGTCCCAGTTACTGAAATCGAAGAGTCCGGAGAGGGAAAACTCAGACCGCGCCACGTCGAGCGCAATGCCGTAGCCGTCGAGATAGCCGACTTGCGTCGCCGCGCCCAACTCCGAGAACACCGTAAGCGCGTTCGTCTGCAGGTTGAAGCACATCTTCAGCGAACTACTCGCGAGCAGTAACTGATGCCCGGCGTCGCCGTTCCCGGCAATCGTGACCCATCCGTCATCGATATTCGTGATGCCCGTCGTGAGCACTGTCGGACTGTCGCCGGCCGTGAGCGGCAGCTGATACAGCGTCTCCCCGCCGACCGCCCACGTCACGCCGTTCAGCGTGTAGATGCCGCGGAAAGGCGTATCGGGCAGCTCGCAGAACTCCTCGAAGCCGGGCACGAGGTAGAGCGCGTATTGGTTCTGGCCGGTGCCGCTCTCGACCTTCTCCGTGATGAGGTTGACGGTCCGGTCGTAGGCGGCGATGCGGGATTCAGGCGTGTAGGACGGCCCCACGAAGCCAGGGAGCCGGACGCGAGCCATCAGTAGCCCCGGAAGAAGTTGATAATCGACCAGCCGGAGCCGCGCCCGCCGCGCGGGATGCCCGAGTCTGCCGTGGCGAGCGCGGGCGACGGGTCGTTGTTCGCAAAGATACGCGCACGGGCCTTGGCCGCCTCTACAGGCTGCGCCACAGCCGGCGGGTAGGTTGGGGCCAGCATCTCGCCCAGGGTCAGCGTAATGGCGTCCCGGTAGCCCGGAGGGAGGCTCAGCGTGTCATCCAGGTCCAACTCCGCCAGCACGACCCGCGTCCACAACTGCAGCCCGTAGTCCGTATCGGGCACCGGGTAGAGGTAGAGCTTCCCAAGCGGCCAATCGGCGGAATACCAGAAGTCGGACGGCCAGGACGTGAGCCCCTGCATAGGCACGCTCGCATACCAGTCCTCATTACGGCGCGTCAGCGGGTAATAGACGGCCGATTCGCCGGTCCCGAGCACGATATTCGCCGCGTCGATGGAGACAGGCCGCTGCGCTACCGTGAACGTAGGACTCGACGCGGCCGGGCCGAACGTGTGCGGATTCAAGCCGGACGTGAGCGTGTAGGAGGCCGGCCGAGAAGCATAGACGCCGGCCCTTTCCGCGTTCCAGTTGTCGAACAGGCGCGTCAGCTTCGACAGGCCATTCGTCGCGACCGTCTCATCGAGGTCGTTCCCCGGCTGCAGGACGGTCATGTCCTGGAACGTCTCGGTGATGAGGTCGCGGACGGTCATGGAGCCTATTCGGCCAGTTCAGCCCGGCGCTTGTCGATGGCTTTGAGCACCGAGACACGCGGCTGCGGCTCGTTCGCGTTCTCCTCAGCTTCGAGCGCATCCAGTGCCGCGACCGTCTCGGCATCAGCAATCATGCCCTTGGCCGTGTCCGCGTTCACCGCGCAGATCCCTTTCTTGCCGTCATGCGCTTCGAGTTCCGCCGTCAGATTGCTCGCTAGGCTCGGCTCGTCGCCCTCCGGCGCGTCCGGCAACCGCAGCGCCCATCCGTCCGCCAGCGCCGCGTCGAGTTCTTCGCGCGTGTTGACACGCTTCGTCTCGCCCGGCTTCTTGACCAGCCGCGGCACTTCGACCGTTGCCGTATCCGGCGTCAGGAGCGCGTCGAGTTCCGCCACCGTCTTGCTGAACTTCGCTTTGTCGTCTGGGCTGAGACCGCCTGCCTTGAGCGTCTTTTCGAACGACTGTAGATCCGCGAGAATGGCACCGAGTTTCACATCGTTTGTCGTAGTGGTCATGTCACTTCTCCGGACGTAGTGTATGCGAATTGCGGGCCACGACCCACGACGTGAGCACCGTGTGGAGTGCCGCACCGACGATGGCGGTCATCGGCTTTTTCTTGCCCAGCTTCAGGAACAGGTAGGACGTGCCACTGGCGTAGACGCCCTTGAAGATGGCGAGCTTGATCGGGTCGCCTGCGAACGGGCGCGCGATCGGATTCGCTTCTCGGAATCCGCCGCGGCCCATGGCGTAGGCCGTGGTCGTCGCGTCTGCGAACTGCGCGGTGGCGTGCGCTGAGACGGAGAGCCGTACCAAGCCTTGATGCTTCGGCGTGGACGTGCCGAGTTGCAGCCTGGCGAACCCGGTGTCCGTGTCGCCGCCGAGATGGAGCCGTGGAAACGTGGGCGTGATGTCTCCGTGCTGGATGTGCGCGATCAGTGGCTCAGAGATCGCCACGACGGGCACATCTGCCGGTGCCTGCGCGAGCAGCGCGACGAGGAGGAAGGCGGTCACTATTGCGGACTCCCGGTCAGTGTCCCCGTCAGCGTCTTGCCGCACACGGCGGTCGATTCGCCCATGACGACCAGCCTATGAAAGACGCGCTGTGTAAGAGATCCAGTCGTCGCGTTGTTGTTGTAGGCGCTCGACAGGTTGGCTTTGTTCAGGGCGGTAATCAGGAACGTGCCGGTCGTCGCGGTGGACTTGTCATAGAGACAGTTCACGACCACCGGACGCTCTACACCGACCAGCACCATGAACAGCCGCCCCTCGTCGTCTGGCGTGTCGGGATCGTCCGGGTGCAGGTTGAAGTCGGCCACGCGATACTTCTGCACGCTGGGGGCGGCTTCGGGGGACGTGAGCGTGATGCGTTCCTGCGCGGCAAGCGTGACAGCAACGAGGCAAAAGATGGCGTGAAAAAGTAGTCGCTTCATAGTGGTTAGCCTCCAAGACAACTCACAAGATAGGTGTCGCTCGCAGTGACATCCTCTTGTAGTCCAGTGACGCGGTCGTAGGAGGTGACCACGACGGCGGTCGTAGAGGTCGCTCGTGCTACCGCGTAGTTGGTTTGCTGCGCCGCGTCCGACGTGTTGTTTTCGGCGGTGCAGACCCAGCGGTTGGTCACGGCCGGCATCGTGAGCGTGAACGACTTGACGCCCGTGCAGGAGGTGCCAATCGTAATCAGAAACGCAGCCGTGCCGTTATTCCATGTCACAGCAGGAGATGTGCAGCCACCGGAGGCGATGGTGGGAGCGGTGCGGATTATCACTTGGGTTGTGACGTAATAAGCTCCTGCCGTAGCGCCAAGTCCAATATTCAAAGCATTCAAATCGGTAAAGGCACTGTCATCTCCATTCCTAATGTAGATACCGGACCCATTCCGTTTAATTGACGGAAAACTACTCGTCGTGCCGCCGAATTGCAGGCGGGAGAAGTCAGAGACAGCAGCATTAGAAATAGTGACTACGCCATCAGACTGTGAAGTGAATTTCGATGGACCTGTGCCAAATGCTACCGCTGCACCAAATGTTCCTAGTCCTGTTTTTCCAAGACTGAATAACGTAGTGCTACCAGCCGCGCCGCCAAGAATCTGCAACGGCAACGATCCCGCCGCACTCGCCGTATCCGTGATGACGGCCTTCCAGAGCGTGAACGTCGTCGCCGCGTTGTTCCACGTCGCCGTGTCCGATCGCGCGGGCGTATCGGCCGTCAGCGTGCCCTGCTGGATCTGGAGCGGAATCGTACTCAAGATCCGCGCCGTGTTGTAGTCCCAACGGAGCACCCCCGCCGCGGAATACCCGATGTTGTCCGCGCCGATGCGATAGGCGCCGGTCGTGGCAGAATTCAGCCAACTATCTGCCGGCGCCGCGGCAGATCCATTGGACGCATACATCGGCAGCGCAAAATTGACGCGCGTTGCGTTGTAGTCGAACGCGGCCGTGCTGCCAGCACAGAAGCCCTCGTTATTCGCCCCGATGCGATAGGACCCCAGGTCGGTATCCGAGGCATACGATTTCGCCGGTAACGGGCACGTCCCATCGCCCGTATACAGGCGCGTCACAAAAGGGTTGAGCCATCGGGCAGTGGCGTACCCCCTGACCGCCGCGACAACTGCCGTGCCTGTCCATGCAGAGGTCGCACGCACGCGCACCCCCATCAGGCCGCTATTTGGGATGCTGAACTGCCCGGTCTGCCCGGTCGTTGTCCCGGTGGCGCTGGACCCGTCCGAGAGCAACGTGGCGCTCACCGAAAACCAGACCGCGTTCGTCGCGAGCGGATTCGTGCTCGACGTCGCCTCAAACGCCGTCGTGCCGGTATACGTCCCGCTGACCTGCAGCGTGATCGTGGTAATGAGCTGATTCTGGAACGTAATCACGACGCAGGCCGGAGGCACGGCTGCGCAGGCGCCCCCGGAGCTGTTCGCCGTGATGTTCCCCGAGTCGAGAGGCTGCGCATGCACTGGCGCCGCGGCCAGCAGCATCAGCACGAGCAGCCATGCGTAACGCTTCACGAGACACACTCCACGGCAGACTCCTTGGACAGCCACCCGGCGAGGATGAGCGACATCCCGACCAGCGGCACATAGAACTGATGTTCGTTGAACACGCTCTGCGGCGTCGGCACAATGAGCCGCGGCGCGACTGCGCACGCGACCCAGGCTGCGCCGAGCGCCACGAGACGAGACTGCCGCACGGCCCAGGCGAGCCCGGCGACCAGCGAGACCGCCGCCCACACCTGCAGCGCGAGCGGCACCCGCACGTAGTCGTAATCGACTGTCTGCCCGAACGGGAGCACTGAGAGCGTCACGACGCGCGCAATCGCGGTCGCCTGCGTCAGCGCCCACGCGCCCCCCGTCAACAGCGGGAAATCCTTCCACCAGGCCGCGGTCTGCAGCGCGATACCGACCGCGAGCACCGCCGCGCCTGCAGCCGTCGCCCACAGCCACAGCGCCCGCCGTCGCTGATACCACATCAGGAGCGGCAGGAGCATCACGGCGACACCCGCGGATTCTTTGCCCATCCATCCGAGCCACAGCAGCGCGGCCGCCGCGAACCACCAGCGATGCCATGCGGCGAGACACGCGCCCACCACGCCGAGTGCCGCGATAAGCTCGCCCCGACTCGTGAGATACGCGACGGATTCGACGTTGACGGCGTTGACGCCGACGAAGGCCGCCGCGATGAGCGCCGCGGACTCGCGCCGCGTCACGTCCCACGCGAGCCAGCCGACCAGCGCCGTCACGATGAAATGCAATCCGAGATTCACGGCGCGGAACGCCCACGGTGAGTGTCCAAGATCCGTCTGCCAGCACCACGAGCCGAGCGTCACCATGCGACCGACGAGCCGATTCTCCGCGCAGGCGTCCGTCGTCTTGTAGTCCTCGTAGACGAATCCGCCGCGCATGGACGGGGCGTATTCCCAGGCCATGACCACCACGAGCAGCAGCGCAAATGCGAGCACTCTCAGTTGACCACCAAGCACAGTCGCCGCGGCCTCCCCGAGCACTCTCACTGACCCACCGCCTTCTGATAATTCGTCATCGGCCGATACTTGGATGGGGCCGCCTGCGACGCCCAGCGCCAGAGCGTGACGTCGGACACCCATACC